TTGCTGGGTCATTACAGACGTTTTTGGGGATAAACAGGAAGAAAAGACAGGGGGGGTAGCGCTTGTGGCTAAAAAAAGCCCCTGTGACCTATTACCCTTGCGTGTATTGCAACGCTTACAACAAGCAACTGCATTGTCAGGGCTCACAACCAACTCAGGCGCTTTAGAGATTGGGATAACGTGGTCAACCTGGTCTGCATCTTGGCCACAGTAAAAGCATACGTAACCGTCACGCTGCAATATCTTGGTGCGGAAGCCGTCACGGTATGCCCGCTTTAATCTAGGGTCACCACGATTAGCCATTAGTAATGCCCTACCTTCTTATGTCTATCTAACGCCTTGCACGTATCACCCTTATAGATCCTATGGTGTGTTATGTACTTAAGGCCTAAGTCTATCTGCTTATATGGATTAGTCTCTGTCATCTTTAGCAGCTGTGGAATACCAAACGCACTACTCTTAGCGTTTTTAGCTGTAGGTAACCAGTTACTCTCTAAACGCCATAAGGTAACCAAACATCTATATTGCTTATCATTACCTAACTTCATATGGGCATAGAGTTTATAGCTCTCTATGTTTGGATCGTATGCATTAGCTGTTGTAATGCCTGTTATTGAAAGCAAGGCCGTCAAGGCAATACTCTGACCAAGTAGCTCTACACGCTTTAGCAAGCTACCCGCCTCAGCGGCTTGCTTCAAGCAGTTTGAGCGTAGCGTAGGTGTCAAGTTACTGGCCAGTTGTGGATAACTTGAGCGCGTTTGGCGTGTCGTCCACAGGCTTTTTGCCACCTGTGGATAACTTTTCATCTTACCCTCGCTAATTTTGTACGGTGTAATGCAGCTGTTGCTGGCTCACCTAAAGCAAATAAGAAAGTTTGAAAGCTGATAGCTTTAGAATTACCGTCAGGGCGCTCAAACTTTAGATCGGCAGGTGTTGCCATAATTGCATCGGCTTTATCCCACAGCTCAGCAAACCACTTACTACGAGACACAACAAGTAAAGCTACACCGTTGCCATTGGCCGTAAACTTGTTTACCCACGGCGTTGTATTGCTAAAAGGTGGATTCATCCAAACCAACCCCCCCCCACTCTTGCGCTAGGCCGTCATCTGCCTGGCTAAACCAACGCTTAGCAGGTATCCAGGGTATGCCCTGTGCAGGTGCAGCTACGTCTATGTCAAAGGTTAAGCCCATTGAGTCAAAGAGCCATTTAGGCGTGTAATAATCGTTGCTAGTCATATCCTCATTAACCACGTTAAACAGGCTATTTTGCATCTTTGCCCCAACCTGTGCCCCTAAATATGGCACCTACTGGGTCATAAATACGGCGCATATCAAAACCACAGCACTTAGGTATATTTACATCGTGTATAGATCGCTGCACCTCATAGCGTATTGAGCAGCTAATACACTCATACTCATACATCGGCATAAGTAACCAATAGGCAAACGCTCATTTTGCTACATACCTTGCATTGTAAGACCTTTACGTTAGCAGGCAGGTTATCTGTCACTATGCGCTCTATCTGCTCTGTGACTTTTTTACAGCTGCGACACTCAAAGCGTATTGACATAAAGTGCCATTTCTATGCTTCTTAAATCAGGTTGTGGTACCCAATAATTAGGCTGAGTGGGATGTTTATATTTATCTGTACGTGCCATTTTTACTGGCATAGCCCCTACTACTGTGTATGTTGGGCCTTCACCCGTTACTAAAATAGCTATATCTTCATTACGGTCATAATTACGCACTATTAACTTGCCGTAATCGTATTTAGTCCACCTAATTTCTAGGTTATCGCCTACATCTGCTATGCGTTTGCCTTTTTGTTTATATGGATCAAAAGCGTAACCCATAAGTTTTGCCACCGCCCACTCACTAGCTATGCTTTGAGCATCTTGCGCTAAAAAGTCGTGCAAACTTAGAACGCTACCAGTAGTCGCGTTTGGCCAATAATCTGTATTATTTTCTGCTAAAAATATAGCGGCTTTATGTGCTGTTAACTGCTCGGCTTTTGTTAAAGTTATATCCATTAGCGGCAGCCCTTGCAAAACCATATAATGTTTTCAAAGCTGTTTTTTTGATAGCCAAACTTATCTAGCTGCGTGACCATAGCGCATTTATCGCATTGCTCAACCTTGTACTCAGCTGCTAACTCACCGTCTATAAATAGTTTGCCCGTCATAGCCTGTAGATTAATTAGCTCGTATTGATCGCTCATACCTGGGGCGCCCAACCTGTAGATGTTTGCATATACCAAACGGGATCACATTGGTTTGCCTTGCTTTTTTCAATACAGCTAAAATTGCCCCACTCTTTCCCTGTTTTAGCGCTAGTGCCTGTGCGCCAAACGCGGGCACCGTGCTTACACTCAGGTTTGCCCTGTAGGTAGATGCCGCCTAGTTCGTTTTTAACTGCCTCTATGGTCTGTGCTACAGGTGTTGTAGCCCATAAATCATCGCTTACAGGTGCTACGTCTTTAGTGCTAAGCGCCTCTACCTTTTCCATATCCTGTTTAGTACTTCTCGCTATACCGCCAGGTGTTAACAGGCCTAAAACTCTTCCATAAGCGGAAGTCACACAGTTTTCTACCCAAAAATGGAGGTTTACGCCTCTATCGCTACGCACCTCTAAAGCATAATCAACGGCGCTGGGTAGGTGATCTTCGTACTCTTTGTAAGCCTCAGCCTTAACCAAAATATAACCTTTTGTTATATCTATATCTTCAATATATGCGACTAGGCGCAAAGTCGGGAACTCTAAACGCGCTCTGATAATCCTGGCGTTGACATCCTCGTAGCCCTCTAAGAAATTACTCATCGCTTGGCCTCAGCTTCTTTCAGCGCCTTAGCGATATTACGGCCACGTAGGTAACCTTCACCCAGGCCCACTTTGTAACCCATTTCATAAGCTGCATAGATAAATAAGCCCATAAACAGGCAAACCATACCCACCACTATTAGATCTAAACTGTTCATCTTTCGCCCTTTGTTAAGGCCGATAAGCTACTTATCCGAGTAGCCCTCTCGGCGTGTGTAGTTAAAGTATGAACCTAGCTACTGACAAAAGGCAACGCGACACGCCCTACTTACTAAGTCTGTCCTCTAGCAACAGCTCGTAAATCTTGTCCACGCGTATCTCTATACGCTCGACCCTACCTTTAAGGTTATGCCCGCCGTTGCCGTCATCGCGTAACTCAGATAGGTAATACTTAACAAGGTGGCGCACAAGCCCAGCCATAAGCCCTGAAAGCGTAGCAATCCCCAAAGCTACGGCTATGTATGCCTGGGCCTGTGACACTTACTTAGCGCCTATCCCGAGTTGCTTTTCATTAGGTGCTATAGCTTTAAGTACTGGCCCGATTAGCCCAGCTAAAAAAGCATTAGCTAGTACTTTAGGGTCTGTTATGCCTGATAGATACAGCGCACCCACGCACGATAAAGCTGCACGTAGGTAGGACAAGGCCGCAGCCTTTAGTTGCTCTTGCATTGTATTGCTCCTAAATGCCCTTTAGTTGACCTGTTTTAACACAGCTACTGTATGGCTTGATGATGCCGTAATACCGTAAAGGCCCTCATTATCGCCTACAGGCACCTGCATTTTATCGCCATTATCTAACTTGTATCCGTTAGCTGTGGTTACGTTAGCATCGCCTAAATACACAGCGCCACCGCCTAGATTATGTAGCCATACGGTTTGATCCATAATGTTAGCTGCTACTAATAAAGTGGCTGTTGTTGTTACTGTTACCTGTGCGCTAGTTGGCATTTTCTATCCCTAACTTAGTAATTAAAGCCCTGACTTTTTCAGGGCTTAAAGCTATCTCAAAGTGCATCTCATCTTTTCTAGTCCAGTCTCCGCCCCAGGTTAGCCCGTACTTTTTAGCCAGGGCACGGATCATAGGTACCTTAGCTGCATCAAACGTGCCTACCTTGCCTAAAGGATGCTTTGTTGCGTTTAGGTCTATAGCCGTGCCGCTACTGTGGTTACTTAATTTACCTACCACACCTCTTACGTCTCTGTAGGCGTAGCCCCAATCGTCAAACGTGCCGCCCTCTATAGGCTCTATTAGCTTGTTAAACTCTTGAGCAAAGTTAATAAGCAACGGCGCTACCTTTTCAGCGCAACGGATTTTTAGGCTTGTGCCCTCTACCTTAAAAGGCTTGACACCTATCTCAGCCTGCTCCTTAGATGCTGGCCAGCCGTTGTAACTAGTCTGCATTTAACTTAGCAGTAACTTTGCCTCATCGGCAGTAATGCCTAACTTAGCTAATAATCCTGCTTTGTCGGCCTCGGCTTTGTCGGCCTCGGCTTTGGCTGCTAAACGATTAGATGCCCACTCCGCTACTTGTGCCTCATATTCCTCAGGCGTTAAATCTGTATAACCTGTTTCATCGCTACCAGTACGCAATCCATTTGGATTTTCTGCCCTAATAACTGCAATCATTTCATTAAGTGTTTTCATTTTTATATCGCCAATCCATAGACTGAAATTGTTCCTGTAACATTTGAAGCGGATGATTTAATTTTAAATCCTGTCATATTTTGAGCATTGTCGGCATAACCAGCAAATGAAAACATTCTTGTATCGCTATTTTGAAAACCTTGACCATAAATCTGTGGGCGTAAGCCTGAACCCGTTCCAACATTGTGAACCGTCATACTTGCTACCAAAGGATAAGTACTATCTCCTGAAGCTATGTTAGCTTGTAATTGAGCTTGACTGCTGGTTCCTTGTGCTGCTGTATTTGCGCCAATAGCAGCATATAAACAGTTGCCATTATTAAAAGCAGAGTCAGTTGTTCCGTATCTAAAATTAAATGCAAAAAAATCAGCGCTTGTGGCTGCATAATGATTTTCAACAATAATTTGATAAACCTTATAAGTGGTTGTAAAAACATCGTCAAAGGTTGTGCCTGTACTTGCTACGTTTGAATAAGATGCCCGTTTAATAAGTGTTAGACCGCTTGAACCTGCTGCTGGCGTTGCCCATTTAATTTTATATGGGCTGACTGTTGTGTCAGCTGTAAGCAGCTGTCCAGTAGTACCTATAGGCAGGTTATCGTAAGTGCCGCTACCAGTACCCACCACAATATCGCCACTAGCTGTAATAGTGGTTGCCATATCGTTTGTAATAGTTACCGTGCCGCTAGTGCCACCGCCAGTAATACCTACGCCAGCTGTAACGCCTGTGATGTCACCAATAGGTGCAGCGATCCACGCGGCCCCGTCATAGTACTCAGTAGAGTTTGTATCTTTTAGGTAAGAGTATTGCCCCTCTTGTGGTGAGGTAATAGCTGCAGCGCGGGCTGCAGATGATGCAAACACCAATACGCCTTGCATTAGGTAGCCGTTAGTGTCAGCTGCCGTAAGTACCTCGCCAGTAGTAAAGGTCTTAAAACCTAATCCAGCTGCCATAGTCCTAGCTCCTTAATAACTTAATACGCCGCTGTCAAGCAAACCGTATATGGATGAGTCTAATATAAAGCCGTCAATAATTGGCTCTAAAGTGGTGAGTGTTGTTTTCCAGCTGTTAGGCGTAATGCTTTGAGCAACGCCAAACACCTGCAAAGTCTTAGTTAGCGTTGATCCGCCAGGCTGATTAGTTGTAATAGTTACAGGGTCAAAGTAATCAAGCTCTAGCGCTGCAATAATGCCTAAGTTGTAGTTATCGGTATAAAGGTCTAATTGAATAGCATCGCAGCGAATAGAGGTCTCAGCCCTAGATGCCACATATGCCTGTGCATAGTCCAGGGCCACGGCATCGGTTTGCATTAGTAGGTTTTGCTGGTTGTAGCTATGGATAAAATACTTATCTATGCTGGGCTGGTTTATGGCCGTTTGAGCTGTTCCACCTGTGCGGGTGATGCTGGCTGAGTTGTAAACTAGGGTATCGTCAAGGCGCCACACCGCATCAAAGTAACTAATATCTGTGCCGTTATCGTTAAATACTGTAGGCATTGCCCCTGTACTGCCAGCCGTAACGCTACGATCTTGAAAGACAAACGAGCCAGCTGCATCTACATACAAGGCCCCGTACTCGCTAGTCTCCACCGTTTGCATAGCTGCAAGGCTTGTGCGGGCTGTGCCTGGGTCTGCCTGCATAGTAGTTAAACCTGCATCCACGTCACGCATAGAGGCTGGCCAGTCAATAGCATCTAACAAGGCGTTAATTCTTGCACCGCTAAGTTGACCCGCTGAGGTTCCCGCTACGGTACTTATCTGTGCATTTTGTGCCAGTCTAAAAGCATCTACAGCTGTAATAGTTGTATAAACCACATCGAGGGCATTTTTAGGTGTGCTAGTTGTATAGGTAGTAATAAATCCAGCAAAGATAGGGTAAGTAACCGCACCGTAAGTAGCCGTAATCTGTACTTTACGCATTGGCGTTAAAAGGTTGTAATACGGACTACTTGGGTTTTGTGGGTTAAAGTCTCCGTTTTGGTCAACGATACGCATAGTAAGAGTGCCAGTTTGGAATTGGTCAGCCTGTGGGTTACGCCCGCGTTTGGTCTGAATACTATCTACTACGTCAGATACGTCCACAATAACTGCAGCGCTATCTGCTAACACGTTGGTACCTAAAATGCCAGTATCCAAAATCATAGCCTGAGCAAAGGCTGGCCCAGTACTAAAGTTAATTACGGCGTGAATTACGGGTACGGTCATATTGCCCCAGCAAAGTTAAGGTTATTGCCAAACCTATTATTTTCTTGTACGGCATTTTGTACTACTTCTATGAGTCCGCTTGTCTTGTCCACTACGGTTACGGTTACGTTGCCTGCCCCATAGCCTGCGCCTCTATTCATATTGGCGCTATAGCCGCCAAAGTCTCCTAGTTTGTTTTGGAACTCTACTAAGGATAAAAAGTCTGCGTAATTCTGTGCATCTAAAACATCTGCCATTACATTGGCTAAAGCTGTAACGGCATCTGAATACTCAATAATAGCCTCTATTGACTCATTACCTGTTAGTTTATCTAATACGGGTTGGTCAACAAACGGATTACCACCGCCACCGCCACCGCCACCTGCCCCTGGCATAGTTACGCCTGGGATAGTAAGCGTAGGGAACTTAAACTTTGCTAGCAGGTCAAGGGCCGCTTGCAGGTTAGCCAGGTTTATGAGATCCGTTGACTTCATACTAGCTAAAACCCTGTTTATGTCTAGCAGCTTTACATCTTGGCGCTGTAAAACATTAAGTATTTTTAAGTCCTCGTTCAGCTTGGCCGTAGCCTTTACTATAGCTGCATCATCTTTTGAGGCTATGGCATCCTCTAAGTCAGCAATACTTTGCTTAACCTTTAAGCGCTGTACGTCATTAGCTATGCCTAAAATCTGTGCGCTAGTAGTGGCCTTGCCTAACGCCTCAGCCTGACCTATAAGCGCTGCGTTAAGCTGTATTGCATCCATATTAAAGACATCGTTACCTTTAGCTAAAGCCAAGTTAGCCTTATCTAAAATTGCCTGTGACTTTTTATCTGCAAGGATTTTAGCCTGGGCTTTTTGCTGCTCTTTAGTGAGGGCTGTTATTTTCTTTTGCGTACTGAGATATGAGCCTGATTGGATAGGATTTTTTTGAGCATTGACCTCGGCTGATCGTCTAGCTTGTGCCCCAGCTTGATTAAGTAAAGTTATGTAACTACCTAAAATTGGAATAGCTTGAACTACGCTAGCCCCTGTTAATCCTGATAGCCCAGGTATCTTTTTTAAGGCTCCTGCCATAAGGCCAAACCCGCGTATAACGTCAGCGGTATAAATAGCTAGGTTTTCCATATTGGTAGCAAGGTCTGCCACGGTTGTATCATCGCCTAGATTTTTTAGGGCATCTATAAGGCCTGTACCAATAATCTCCTGCACGTTAGCCGCAGCTACGCCTAGTTTGGCTATAGATCCTGCATAAGTCTCTGAGGCTGCCTTGGCTGAACCCTTAAAGGTTACGGCTAAATCGTCTGTAATCTCCTTAAAAGATTTAGTTTTAAGATCTGCTTTAGATATGCCTACGCCTAATTTACCTAAAGATGTGTTATTACCCAGGTATGCCTTACTTAATGCGCCTGTCACGCTCTCTAGATCGCGGCCAGTTGATGCACTTATATCTAAGCCAATACTTAATAGGCGCTGGGTC